ACCCTCAAAAGTCGTTGCAGTCTTAGAGGTATAAGTAATGATCTCATCATCAATTTTAATCAGACCATAAGTATCTGAAAATCCTTGAGTAGAGGTGACTGTAATGGTATCATCATCAAGAGAAACAGGTGTTGTTAGGGTAGTAACATCATCAAGATCAAAGAATGAATCCAGATCAAGATACTCATCTAGATTTTGAACAATCTTATCGCTGTTATTTGAAACATAATACTGCTTAAGAAATTCAACCGCCAGGGGGAACTCTTCACGGACGTATTGTGGCAGTTGATTTTCTACAATAGAAGAAAGTTCAATTTTCATATTACTTTATTACTAGATCCCCGTTAAGATAGCTTGAAGTTGAAACGTAGTTAACACCTGAAATGTCATAACCAGATGAAATGGTATCAGAAAGCATATTTACTGTGCTGGCATTAACATCAAGCTGTAAGTACAGATCCTGCAAGCCAATAATGTCATTAGATTTAGAGATTGCACTGATCTGGACAATACTATCAAAGCCAACCTTCTTCTGAGTGCTTGTTATATTTATTGGGTTTAGAATCAATTCTCCTTTGGTATAATCAATCGTTCCAACATTATTTCTAATAATAACAGGTTGCTGGGTGGCATCTAATCTAAAGATAAAGAGGATACCCTTTTCGTTATCTGTTGGTAGATCGGATAGGTAAACATCAGAACTGGAACCAGAAATTCTAAAGGCAGAAGATTTGATGTTATAACCTGTTTGCTTATTGATGTGGAAGGAATTACCAAAGCAAATCTCATAAGATGCAAAACGATTAACCTCTACACGCATATCCCTGCGCATTGACATCTTGGTGATGTTTGATGTGATAGCAGAATCGCTATCGTCAATAATTTTTAGGAATTTACTATACTTGAATCTTGCACCATACTTATTCAATTCTGATGAATCAGCATAATTGACGATGTTATTAAAAATTGTAGTTTTTAATACATCTGGTGATGTAGTAAAGTTGGAATTATAATAAGCAACGGTATCAAATTGAATGTAAAGGTATTTAAGATCAATAATTTCTGGGACAATACCACCAACCGAGTATTTTCTTAAGGCGGCCTTAATGTTATCCTTGATTGTATTAGAAACAAAAGGTCCATTAATTGGCTTGATTGAAATGTAGACTCTTCCAAACTTAGGTGGAGTTAGGGTCTCACCACCAAAGGCAGAAACAGATTCAGCCTCTGGATAAATCTGAGGGATAATTGCCTCATAATCAGCAGGCGTTACGGCTCTTTGCTGGGTTGAATAAACCAAAGGTGCAAACTTTTTGATTGAAGAAATGCTTTCAATCTGCTTACCACCAAATGATGCTGTATTAACAGTAATGGATGAAATGGAAGAATTAACAACAGCCCCATTATTATCAAAGATTCGTCCAGCAAAGTTCATTGAGGGGATACCATTCGCATCTTCCCCAGAGCAGACAATGTAAGAAACCTCAATAAGACTGCTGGTTTCTAGCTTCTTACCAAAGATGCCATCACCAAAGTAGACCTCATAACGCTCATCTTCAACCTCTTGAATGAAATAAGACTTACTGGTCCCATCAACATTAAAGAGAGTCGGTGCAAAGGTGTATTTCTGGGTTACTGTAGTTGAAGGGTTTTCTTTGATAAGAACATTGATAAGGGTAGTGTCAATACCCTCATTATCAAGAATGTAACGAGTTGAACTATCTGTTACTGTATAATTCTGTACGATGTATGTTCCTTCATAGACCGTGATGTTATTGAAGGTGGCAATGTTATTGACTACTGGAGTTGTGATGTCTTCCAAAATACTGAAGACATAACTCTGACCATTAAAAGAATTAGTTGCGGCAACAGTTCCCTTTTTAAGAGTCAGGGTAAGGGGATTGGTTGAAAGGGCTGTTGTATTAACAGTAAAGCTAATGTTTGCTCTTGCAGCTGTTCTTGATTTTGGGGTATAACCAATTTCTTTTGCCCTGGAAACGACGTTTTCTCTTAGGGTTGCAGAGTCAAGAAACACCTCATTTGATACCATATTGGTATTGTATGAGGAGATGTAAGTATTATAGGCAAGAACATCAATAAGGGTAGAAAAGTTTGAACCCTCAAAATCATAATCAGTAAAATTCGAGTTCGCCCTGAGATAATCCCGGATCGAGGCCTTGATTTCGTCAAAATTTAGTGTAGAGAGATTGACTATTGCCATTTATCGGACGGTCTCTAGGACTAGAGTAAGTTGTTGGGTTGGTGCATCAATGCCTACAATGGTATAGGTGACAACGAGATCATAATTATTGTTATCATAGTCCGCAGTCGCAACAACGGATTGAAGATTAACTCTAGGTTCAAAACGATTAATTGTTTCGGAAACCTCACTTTCAAGAAGAGATTCCGTAATAGAATTCATTGGTTCAAATAAAAGGTTATAAACATTACAACCTTTATTCGAATAAGCAGCCTCACCGATAATAGTAGAGACTAAATTACGAACAGAGCGGGCAATGGCGGTCTCATTTTTAATGACGATAAGATCATTGTTTAAGGGGTTAACCTCAAACGACATACTTATATCCTTAAAAGACCGACTAACCCGCTCTAATGGCATTAAAACTTAGTAATTAACAACTATTTAGCCATTAATTACAGAGGGTTCAACACCATATTCCCAGCTAGATTCATCTGAAAATAGCTCAGTTTCTTCAGTTTTTGCTCTCTTTGATTTTTTATCGTGAACTACTTCCCGTAGCTCAAGAGCGCCATAATCACTAGCGAGATGGGTAGTACCCCACATCTCTTTCATATATGCGCTATCGCGGTCGGTCATTGGATTTCTCCTAAATTGAGTTTAAGAGAAACTTTTAAGGTGGTTCCATCACCAAGGCTATTTAGAGCGGCAAAATCTAAATACTGTTATAATAATCAAATTTCTTTAAATGGACGATTTAGTACGCGCATATTTTAAAGGTGTTCATAACTGTGAGGTTGTGGAGGAAAACTTCTATCACCTCAACAAGACTCGTTATCGGGTTATTGGAGAAGCTGTAGATACTGCAAAAATCAATGAAACCATCAGAAAGAATTCAGAGAGAGCAGCTGACCCGGAAATGACGAGTGATAAGGTTAAAGAACTACATAAAAGGCAAAACCAAGAGTTTCGTTCAATGACGAAGGAAGAAGTGGTGGTTGATTACCTTGTCAGCGAGGGTTATGCAAAAGACGAGGCATCGGCCCTAGGTATTCTAGAAGCGATGAGTGATGAGTGGTTAGAGAGTATTGTTGAGGCAAAAGTAGATTCTGGACTTTCAATAGATCAAAAACAAAAAGCACGCAGAGAACGCCTTGCTTCTGTGCATAATTTAACAGGTGTAGAATCCCCGAACAGTATGGAAGGAGAAAGAAGATATCTACACAACGTAAGACGTGGGAGGAAAAAAGGAAATACAGATTCGGCAGCAAGTTTACAATTATTTCCGCCAGGTGAGCGTGGAGGTAGTTCAGTCCCTGGTAAGTATCGTGGATTACAAGCAGCGAAAAGACAAGGAACTGATCCTGATTTGAAAACCCGTGCAGCGCTAACTGTTATAGCACAAAGACAGCAAGATAAGAAGACGGGCCTTAGAGAAGAAGTAATTGATTATCTTATCAGCGAGGGTTATGCAAAGGACGAGGAATCAGCTCTAGGGTTTTTAGAAGCGATGAGTGATGAGTGGTTGGAAGAAATTATTAAAAGTGATCAATGAAGCCATTCCGTCAATTTCTTAATGAATCAAATAATGCAAGGATCAATGACTTTATTGACTTTGTAAAGGATCATCTTGAATTGAATGAAATGCCACGGATTATGATTATTGATAATCCTGATTTCTCAATTCAAAACAGAACTTTTGGATCTTATGATTTGAACAATGATGTTATTCGGGTTCAAACTGCCCAAAGACATCCAATGGACATTTATCGAACCCTTGCCCACGAACTGGTGCATTATAAGCAAAAGTGTAGTGGTAAAGAAATGAATGGTGATGATGGTAGTGACATTGAGAATGAGGCCAATTCAACTGCTGCTGTTATCCTTCGTCAATACTCACACAAAATTCCTAACCACGGTTATTAAAGATGAAAACATTTAAAGAATTTCTTGCTGAGGCAAAACAAGAACAAAATCTTAGCCCATTAGAAAAAGAAGATGTGAGAAACAAAAGGGC